TGTCGTTTTGGTGCATATTCTACTGATTCTTCTGTAGAGCTTTGTACACCAAAAAATTCAGGAAATTGATTTTTCATATTTTTATCAATTTCACTATAATATTCTTTAGATTTTGTTGCAGGATCAACACCTTTTGTTTTAAGGTTTTGATCTAAAAACATAGCATATGCTGTCATTACTTGATGATCTGAATTTGTATTATTCATAAACCATGAATTTTTATTAGACCATTCCTTCATATCAGCATCCATAGTACGAGGTATTTGTTCTGGTACTGGTTGCTCTTTAGGTAAATTTTGATCTACATTTTGTTGTAATGAAGCTGCATAACCAGATGACTGTTGTTCTGCATAAGTAGCTTTAGCAAGCAACTCTTGAGCTTGAGCCATTTTATCTGCATCACCTTCATCATAAGCTGATTTAAATTGTGATTGAGCATTATGTTTTGCCCATTGAGCATTGTTAAGTGCTTGTTTATTAAGAGCTTCTCCGCCTTGACTAACCATTGCTTGAAGTCTTTCATTTTCAGACATCATGGTTTTTAAGCGATGTACAGCTTCGTGATTTTCTCTTTCTATTGCTTCTTTAGCTCTACGCTCTTCATGAAATTCGTATTTAATTTTATTAATACGATCACCAGCACGTTTACTATAATCTGAAATTTCTTGATCTAAAGTATCATCATCAGCAGGTTCTGTTGATTCTGTTTTTTTTGGTCTACGATCTTCTTCAGGAGTATCATCAACAATTTCAACCTCTAAATCAGGTTTAGATGTATTGATTTCTGTTTTTACACCAAAAAATTTACCTTCTTGAGATTGTGATTGGACTTCTTGTTCTTCTAACTCACTCATGCTCTAACTACTCCTGTAGGATCATCAACGACTGCTTCCACAGTATCGTCATTAATTAAGCGAAACTCTTGATCGTACATTTTTATACGAGTGCCAGAATAAGCTCGGAATACTACCCAATCTCCTTTCTTGCACCAAGCTCCACTTGGAAATCTTTTAGAATCTCTATAAGCATCAGGACCTATTTTTAATACATAACCACAAATATTTGAAGTTTCTTCAATATCTCTTGTTTGTGCTGCTTTAATAATACCGCCATCAGTTTTTTCTTTAGCTTGTGGCATAGCAATTAACAACTTCCAACCTTTCGGTTCAGGTAATTGACTTTTAGTATCTAGCTCTATAGGTGGTTTTTCTTTAGGTATTTGTTTTACTTTTGCCATATTTTTGCACGACTAAGGGTCGAGTCCTTATTTTAAATGTTTTTCAGTCCAGTCTAATACTTCTCTTTCTGCAAGGGCTAATCCCTCGATAACGCCAGCCATTTTTTGATAATCGCTATAATCTTTACATGCACCAGTTGATATATGATCAGCATGTTGGTTCATTGCTTCTCTTAGTCTTTTTTTTAAAAAAACTGAAAGTGATTGCTCTGTGATATCATTTACCATTGTTATTGATATCTTTAGCTAAATCAATTCCAATGTCAACACCTTTTATATAATCTTCACGGTCTGCTTTTTTATCTAATTGTTGATTTGCAAGCAGATCGCTTGCAATACGCTGTCCTACTTGCATACCCGCTACTTCTTCTTGAGAAGTAATACGTTTTTCTTCTAAGTCTTTATTTGCTTTAGCCTTAGAAGCATCTAACATTATTTTAGCTTGTCCTTCTTGAGTTTTACGTTGCACTTCAGCTTCTTTAATAGCAACTTCTTTTTCTTTCATTTGTATCAATGGGTCTTTTTGTTGCTCTTGTATACGTTGCTGTTCTGCTTGCGCTTGTGAAGTTGCTGTTACTCTTCTGGCTGCTTCAGCAACTAACTCAGAAATACGTTTTTCTATATCAGCAGGAATAGGTTCACCTTCTGGTGGTAGTTCTATACCCATTTCCATTTCAACTTCTTTTCTATACTTCATTGTTAAATGCTCATTAATATAGGCTGATGCTGCTGCCATAATTGCTGGAGCAGTTGGCGAAGCTTGAACTAATTGCATAATCTCAGGATTCTGTTGTGCTGAAGTTACTGTTTGTATATGTGCCTGATGATCTTGAGTGACGAATGCTTTGACAGGCTTACCATTAATTATATTTTGTACCGCAGTAACAGGATCAACTGACTTAATATCATCTTCAGTTGGTACTATATCTTCTACATTTCTAATGCCTAAAACTTCTAGCATCTGTCTGTGCAATTCAGGAAGGTTATACATCTGAGGTGCTGACTGCGCTAATTGCATAGCAGCTTGATATTGCATAATACGTTGTGCCATTGTTGCAGCATTAGGATCAGATACTGGTAGAACATCTATTCTATTATCAAAATCTTCTGCTTTAATAAATTCTTCGTCATCCATTTCATATGGATAAGATGGGTCGGTAAAGTCTTTAACAATATTAACTAGTATATTAAATTCTTTACGCATAGAAGCATGAAGTCTAGCTTGTACTGCACTCATTACTTTCATGTTTCTTTCAAGCAATGCAAGTGTTGTACCAACAGGAGCTTGCCCATTCATATCAGATATCTTCATATCCGATACACTTGCAAAACGTCTGCCTTCTTCTACGATATTTTGCAATAAAGAATATAAAGTAGCTGATGGTTCTTTGTAAGGTAAGAAAGTAATATTATCTCTAATAGCCCCGCCCGGAATATCTACATCTCTAAACTCGCCCGGCATTATAGGGGTGTCATCACCTTTAATTCTAAGCCCTCTGGCTTTTAAACCGCCCGGCAAATTAGATAAAGTTCCTGCATCTACTAACTGTCTTAATAAGCTAGTAGCAGATTTGGCTAATCCACCTATCATGTGTACTAAACCAAAACCATAAAAACCTAATCCCGGCAAATACTGGTAATGAACAAAGTGCATACGTCTTAGTTTTTTAACATCATCTTCATAATAATTTCTACGAATACTTAATACAATGCCACTAGGAAAATCCAAAGTAACTACATAAGGTAATGCTATACCTGTTGGTTCACCTGATTCTCCAACATCTTCAAATCCTTCTAAGTCTAAATTTACCTGCATTTCTAATAGAATATGACGATTATCTAGGTTATAAGTGTCTGTTTCACCTGTCATTTCATCGTATTTTTTAGCTACATCACTAGAACTAGGCGATGCATCAGGTAGATCAATGTCACGATAGAAACCACTAACTTGCATTTTTCGTACATCATTAGATGATTTCTTCATTACATGCGTAGCACGTTCACAAGTTTCTAAATCACTTGCACCGTAATTTACTACTACATCTTCTGCTGGTACAAAAAGTGAACAAGGTCTATCTAAGTTAGGATCAAAGTATACTTTTCTAAATGCAGAACCCGCTAATGGCAAAGAAAATAACATCTTTTCTGTTTCAGAGCGATACTCTGTCATTTCATGTGTTAGCAAGTAGTTAAGATAATCTTGAACTCTGCCAGCTTGTTTAGTTTTTTCTTCAGTATTCTTGCCAACAATCTTAGTCCTAACTGGACCTTGTGCTGGAAACATTTCTGATATTGCTTGAGATTGAAAACGAATAACAGCTTCACTCATCATCGGATGAAATACACCACAAGCACCAGCCCACGGGGTAGTTCGATCTTCAAACTTCAAACCTAATTGATCTAAACCTTGTGTATAAGTTTCTTCCCAGTCTGATCTAGATTCTTTGTCACCTGTATAGGAATCAATTAAATCTTTACCTAAAGCATTTAAATCATTTTCATTTAAAATATCTGCAAGATTAGAATCAAAATTAGATTCATCAACTTGGCTTGCATTAGGATCAAAATCAATAATCATGCCACCATCTTCTGTTTCTATTGAAACAGATTCAGGATTTTCAATTGCTATTGAAAGTTCATCTTCAGGTTCTTGTTCTACTGTTCCTTCAATTGGTGTAGCAGTCATTCTTTCAATTGCCATTAAATATATCCTAGTGTAATACTCGTTCTGAAATATATAGATTATCTATAATTTCCTGTAGTTCATCTTCAAAGCTTGGAGTTATCTCTTTTATATCTTCTAACTCACCGCGTAAGATTAAATTATTTAATTCTGCTAATTTTTTAGCTTGATCAGTTGATTCAGCATGAACATTTGGTCCTGCGTATTCTTTTCCTTCTTCTGAATAAAAAGATGTCTGAAATATCTTCATCAATAATATGCCGCTATTCTGTTATGTTCTAAAGGCTCATCTTCTTCATCAGTATGAAGAGGAACAAAGCCACCTTGTCTAAATCTTAACAGAGCTTGCGTAGTGCTATCAACTAAATCGTCATGTTCCATGTTAGGAAATCCAGCAAATTCCTCAATAACTTCTTCAGCCCATCGAGTTGCTGGTGACCACACTATACCAGAAGCAAATAAATCTGATACTGCATTGACTCTTGATATTTTATCATTTCCGCGACTTGGTGTGTATTCTTGTACTGGAATACCCATCGCTCTTAATTCAAATATTAAAGGTGTACCCGCTGCTTTTGCTTCAACAATACATGCATCAGGTTTATATTCTTGATACTTTTCCATTGCTCTTCTTTTAAGATCAGGAAACTCTAGCCTTTCTTTGTAAGCATCTAATAGAATTAAATTAGGAGCTAAATGCCCTTCCTCTTTATCTTCTCTATAGAAAACTCCCCAAGTAGTGCAAGCAGAGTAATCGGCTCTTTGTGTTTTTAAGAATGCCGTATCCCATGATTGAATAATAAACTCACAATCTGGAGGATTCCTGCCTTCCCAAGACTTCCACCATTCTCTTTTAACTAACGCACCTTCTTCTGAAGTAGGGTCTTGTTGGTATTGTGCCATCCATTTACTATTAGGCAGTTCTGATCTAAGAGCTTCTAACTCTTCTAATTTCCAAAACTCAGCCCATAAAGGCTTGCCTGAAGGCATGATAGCGGGTAGCTCTATTACTTCCCATTCGTCTGCACCACCACGTTTTATGCTGGCATCTACAACACGACCTGTTAAATCTTTATTATGCCAGCGTGTCATTACCATAACGATTGAACCATTAGGCTGTAAACGCTGACGAGGACCAGAGGTGTACCATTCATAGGTACGATTGAATACATTGATATCCGCACTCGCACCTTCTTGCTCTGAGTGAGGATCATCTATTATAAGTAGGTCAGCACCTTTACCAGTTACTGCACCACCAACACCGATAGCAAAATACTCACCACCTTTATTGGTATTCCACCTTCCCGCAGCTTTACTATCTGATTGCAAGCTAACATCTGGGAACACAGATTTAAAATCTTTACTGCCAACTAAGTTCCTAACCTTCCTACCAAAGCCAACAGCCAGTTCTGCGGTGTGAGCAGTCTGAATAATCTTCTTATCAGGATACTTACCTAGAAACCAAGCAGGTAACAAATAAGAAGCGAACTCTGATTTGGTATGACGAGGTGGCATGTTAATGATTAAACGCTTTAACTCACCCTTAGCGACTCTCTCAAATGCATCAGCCATTACTTCGTGGTGTTTACCATGAATAAAAGCCGCCCACATCTCGTTAATGAAAGGCATGAAGTTAGCTTGAGCTTTTTCAGCACGACTAACTTTAGCAAGCTCATCAATCATACTAGAAAACTCTTTACGATAAGCTTCAGGAAGTTTCTGTATTTGTTTTAGAACGGAACTATTCAAAAAATCTCCCTAGATGGTAACCAGACGGATATAAACCTAATGGATATAAACCATATAACAAAAATATTTATTAAGTAACCATGACTTAGATGGCATTAGTAGGTACATACGCTTATTAGGTATATACTACTAGCTAGATTATAACAATCTACCTACCCTTCACACGAAAAGCAATACAAATTACAGAAAAAATTTTAAATTAACTAGGAATCCTGTCCTTTTCCTAGAAAAAAAATATATTTTGCGCAAAAAACTAGCATTTTGCTATATATAATAGGGGGGGGTATGAAAACTACTATTCAAATGAGCGAATCACTATGTATGTATGTATGTCAGTTATCGCAATCCTATTTGGGGGGGTGGGGTCTTTCCATTATCCCGTCTCAAAATCGGTTTTTAGTAGCTCTGGATTCTCTTCTATTAAGGAGGCTAATTTTTCCTCAATATCACCAAGCACTTCATCGCTATCTCTTACTCGCTCACTCAACACGACATCACTAAACAATGCCACGCTCTTTCCCAGTAGCTCCAAGGCTCTTATCTGGGAGCTAGAGCTATCGGCTTCGATGCTCTGCTTATATAATGCATCCACCACATAGTCTCTGGTCTTGAGTGCTGAGGCTACTGCACTGGTCTCTTTACGCTTCATTCCGTTAGCTATCGATAGGGCGATCTTAGGGTTGCTCATAAGCACACTGCAATCAACGTGAGCATGCTTTGGTGGCTTTCCTGTCTTGGTCTTAGGGTTCAGCTTCACATTATAGACGCTCATATAGCATTCTATTTGGCTACCTAACTTGCCCTTGATTATCGCTCTCACAAATGCCCTCTGCTTTATCGTCAGGTTATCCTTCTCGATTAATTTCAGCTCTGGTTTCTTGGTCATAATATCCTCGGTCCTTGCTGTACATATATACAGTGGTTTTCTTGCGCAGATTTCTGCGGTCTTATTAAATATTAACTGGTCTTAGGTTTTATGCAATGCTTGCATCATGCTATCAGACTAGGCTGTGTAGGGAGGGATCATCTATGTTAAAGAAAGGGTTGCAACATATGTTTATTACTGTAGCTTCAATCATTCAATTCATTTAAAGGAGATTTTATAGAGATATTAATTACTACAATCCGCAAGCTACTAGCTCTTGCTGAGGTTTTTAGATTCCCTTATCACTCATTTGATCTAACGTACCCTAAGAAGTCCGAGATTGGTGCAAGCAATCGCAAACAAAGGATGGAGGCGTAAAACGAAACTCGAAGTTGTTGACTCTCTCCAGAGTCCACGAATCAACGTGCTGATGAGCATCCGATCAGAATCAATGGATGCAAGAAACTTTTGGAGAATTAAAATGAAAGTAGTAACAATTAAACTTTACACATTACCTGAGCTTAGAAAAACATTTGAAGCAAAGGGGTATGAGGATCACGAGCGTTACCTACAAAATAATAAGTGCGAAATGAGAGATGCACTCAAAAAAGCAAGAGGATATTACGATTCATTCAAATGTGATGCACAAAGGGATGCTTATCTCTTCACTATTACAGGCGATATAGTGAATGAAAAATGCATCATTGAGTATTTTTGCGAGCATTACTTTGATGATCACAGTGGTAAGTCTAATCCGCTGTATGTGGATGAGTGATAAACTTACTAATTGTTGTTAACTCGAACCCATCCGAAAGGGTGGGTTTTATGATAACAATCGTTATTGATACATCGGCAATTATGCCAATTTAA